CCAGAGATAAAGGGAGTCTCCTCGCTGACGTTCGCCAGCGCGCCCTCTCCGCCCTGGACCCAAAGGCCGTCCTTCTGGAACTGTGCCATTACAATTCTCCTGCAGAAGTTAGCTGATGCCCCAGAGCACGCGCATCAGTCTCGGCGCCTGCACGGTAAGGTTACCAGCAAAGTGATAGTGGCCGACCACCCTCGAGTTGTCCTGCGAGGGAAGGAAGCCAGTGAACCCGAACCCGAAGAGCGGGTCGGTAGAAACGTAGAACCGGATGTACTTGGTGTTGAGGAACCACAGGGTCTCGCCAGCCAGCTCAGCGGAGCCACTCGTGCCCCGGCTCAGCTTGGCAGCTTCCTGCGCGCTCACAAGGTCGGAACCCGGAGCGTACCGATCGGCAAAGATCGTAGTGCCATTGAACTTCACGCCCTGGAACCCGAAGTCAGCCGAGGTCCCCTCGTAGCGCTGTTGCGCGTGGAAGGCCAGCTTGATCAGGCTGAGCCCCTTGTTCGTGGTGACCAAGAGGTCAGGGCTCTCCGTACCGTAGACCACCGAGCTGAACGCCTGCTCAAGGATCGGGTAGGAGATCGGGCCGTTGACGTAGCCCGCCACGTAACCCTGCGAAGCCGTGATGGGGGAGTTCAGCGCTTCCCCAATGTTCGCGTCGTTACGGGTAAGGGTAAGGTAGGTAGCGTAGTGCTCGGTGAAGGGGCCCGTGGCGATCGTGTCGCCCGTGCCAGCCTTGTCACCGTCGTTGAGCGCCTCAGCAAGGCCGTTGATGTTCTTCACCCGGGAGCCGGTCGTCGAGCCGGTCTGCCCATGGCGGAAGATATCAATCGCCAGCTTGGCGGAAAGGGTGTTGGCCGCAGCCATCATGATGGTGTCGATGTAGTTGAAGACCGCGTTCGGACCCGCCATCTCCAGCTTGACCTTCTCAAGAAGCGCGGGCACCGGCACGTTGTAGTACCGGGGCGTGACCGTGCCGCCCGTGAAGATCTGCTGGTCGATGTAGTCGAAGTCCTCACCAGGGGTGTAAGGCGCGACGTCGAGCATCCCGTAGAGGAAGTTCTCCTGCCAAGAGGGGCCACCAGCCCACTTCTCAAGGCAGTTCCGCTTCAGGAATGCCATTGTCGGACCAGACTTGAAGACCTGGTCCACCATCCCCGGAACGATCGTCTTCTGGGTGATGGTATTGACGGCATCAAGAAATGCCATTTGTTAACTCCTATAGAAAAGCCCAGTTCCCTTGGACTCTTCCGCCTAGAGGCCGATATTTGCGAGTTCCGCCATGGCTGCGTTTATGCGGTCGGCTCTGTCGCCGGCAGCCTTAGACGCATCCTTGTTGGTCTCCCTCAAATAATCAACCACCGAGGGACCGGAAGGCTGTAGATGATCGGGGCTAGATGTAGCCATTGCAGCGCGCTTCCCCTCCTCGAACCACTTCTTCCGCTCAGCTTCCCGATCGGCCTCAGCTCTGCGCTGACGCTCCTCTGCTGTTAGGATCTCGTAGGCTCGGTAAGGTTCGATGCCCTGCTTGAGTGAAAGGTTGATCACCTCACGGGGGTCAATGTCAAAGCCGTCTTTGATGGAATCTCGAACCACCCGGAGGCCCTCTCCGAGTGCGGCTGGAATTAGCCTATCGAGTACATCCACCTTGGCAGCCTTAGCTTCAAGCTCCGCAAGTTTGTCCGGAGAGATCGTGGTGCCGGAAGGGGTCGTGGCGGCCGGAGGCGGACCCTCAAGTCCAAGCTCCTCCAGTTGCCGCTTCAGTTCATTCCGTTCAGCAATCAAGGCCTCGTTCTTCGGCTTCTCTTCCTCGAACCACTCCTTGAGCTGACCCTTGGTGTCCTCTAGCTCCTGAGTCTTCACCTGAAGCTCGTTCAGCTTCCGGTGGAACTCAGCTTCGCGCAGGTAGCCTCGGTAGGTCTCCTTGGCTGACTTCGTCTTGCTCCAAGCCTCGAAGTCCGCCTTCTCGTCCTCCTCGACATCAGCGCTAAGTTCTTGTACCCACTTCGCGTACGCCTCGTCTTCTTTCCTAGACATACTAACCTCCTAGTGACATACTACGCAGGGAAGTCGGGTTTGGCGGGGCTTATTGGCCCGCCTCCCTCTCTACCCCTAAACGTAGCTCCACCGGAAATCGCCTTCGCCAGTACCTCGGAGAGCAACTGCTTGATCTCGTCAATCTCGCTTGCCTGCTCAGGGAGGATCCCAGCTAGCGCGTCCAGAACGCTCTGGACCTCGTCAAAAACGTCCTTGAGCCCCCCGGAGCCGCCCTCCGGTTTAGGCTCGCCAGGGCCCGCCGATCCCGCGGCCAAGCCCGGGCCCATAGCTGTCAGGCCCTGCGGCGTGGTCCCCGGCGGCGGACCGCTCATCATGTTCTGCGGCGGCACGTCTTCCTACCTACTTCTTTCCCTTGGAGTTCGGATTCACCGGGGCCGGCGAACCGAGGCCCCCTCGGGGCTTGCACACCGCATCCTTAAACGGGCTGCGGATCTCACCACTCTTTGCCATGTAGACTCCTTTGCCCCCTAAGGGGCTGACTAATCATTGTAAGGCTAGCGGGGGAAGTTGTCAATCTAACTTTCCGCCACTATCGGCCGAGTGCCCATGTCCCTAGTTTCGAAGTGGGGCGGTACTTGCCCGCTAGGCGGGCGGCCCCCCTGGCTTTGGGGGCCCGGGACTTTTGGGCCACTAGGAGGCCCCCCACCCTCAGACCCCTGTGGCCCAGGCGGTGGCGGCCCTCCAGGACCCCCAGGCGGGGGCGGAGGATTCATCACCATCTGGAGCTGCTGCTGGAGCTGGAGCATCTGAAGCTGCAGCTGCATCTGCACCATCTCCGGCGGGGGACCCTGCATGAGGCCGAGCTTGCGGGCAGCGGCGATCCGCTCAGGGACCGTCTCCGCCGGCATCGGCCCAGCGTCGTTAACGTCAAACTGGTCCCAGATCGTCCAGGGATCCAGCATCTGCGCACGGAAGAGCTGGAGGTAGAACATCTTCTGCTGCGCGTGGGAGACGTTCAACCAGCTGTTCGGGGCGACCTGGAAGCTGAAGAGCTTGTGGTGCTCCAGCGCCCGGGCCATCCTAGAAGTGGAAGAGCCCTCATCGGGGTTCCCTGCAGGAACCATACTTCCTGGGTCGAAGTCGAAGTCTTCCCTGGTCAGCCCATCCTTCCCCAGAAGCTCGATCCGCCGGGGAGCGGTGTACCACTGGAAGAAGCCGATCTTCAGCATCTCAGCCAGCTCAGTCAGGGCGATCTCCATGCTCCGCGCCCTCAGGCGAAGGATCGGGCTCAGGGCCTCCATGTAGCGCTCCAGCGTATCACTAGAGGGCATCTGGCCCATCTGCGCCAACTGCGTCACCCCAGCCAGCCCGCCCGTGTCTTCCAGCTCAGCCTTCAGGAACTGGATGTGCTCCTTGAAGATGGAGAAGACCGCCGGGGCCGGGCCGTCTAGGAGCTTAAAGGGCTCACCCGCCGCTGGGTTGTAGTTCAGCTTCAGCCCAGGCTTCCGAGTGTCAAGGGCATCCAGCGCACTCTTCGGCATGGCTCGCTTGTCCGCAGCCACCGCCCGGCGCACCGACTGGGCTAGCCCGTCGTCTGCACCCCTGAGGGCTTCGTTTAGGGAGTCCTGTAGGGGGATCAGATCCCCGACCACGCTCGCGCCCAGGAGGCTCCAGGGCAACGGATCTAGGGTGAACCGCACCACCGGGAACATCCCATGCCAGTGAGGATTGGGGATGTCCTTCAGGATCGTCTCCGGGGTGAAGATGATCAGGCGGCCTCGGGGGTAGAGCCTAGCATCCTCCTTGGTAGCCACCTGCCCGTTCGGCATGTTGGCGCCCATGGGGTAGACCGTGTAGGCCCACTCTCCCTCGCCCAGGGTGACCGGCTTCTCCGAGAGGTTAAGGGAGTCATCCTTCAGGTAAGCACGCATGATGTCCACCGCCGGTGGCTCCTGCATGTTCTTCTTACCCTCAAGGAGGTCCCAGAGCGGGCTGACCAGCGAAGGAGTGTTCCCGGACTCCTTCATGCCGATGGGCCCCCAAGTGGTCTCCTTGCCTTCAAGCATGCCCGCCTTCGAGGGGAACATACGCTTCACTGTCTCCAGCGGGAAACGCTGTCGGAGGATGACTCCTCTCCAGTCCTGGATGCTGTCCGAGTAAACCGGGTCGACCGGGATGACGTCCCGAGGGTCAAAGGGGATCAGCTCGAAGTCACCCTGGCCCCCCGCCAGCTTGGCGTTCCAAGTCAGCAGCCCATACCCCGAGCCGCCAGCCAGGCCGAAGAGGAGGATGCTAACCAACCTACGGTCAGTTCGCTGTCCCCTCCACCACGCCCTCGCCAGCTTGTTCAGGGTGTCAGCTTGCTTCTGGTAGATGTCCGCCATCGTCTCGTAGTTCCAGATCGGCCGGACGTCCGTCATCACCGCCGCCGTCTCCAGGGCCAGCTTGCGGATCCGGTTGTCCGTGATCTTGCTCAGGGCCTTCCCGTTGAAGTGCACCTGCTTCCCGTCGATGTAGTTGATCGCTGCGGGGCACTGCTCGTACGCGCGCTCCTTCTGGATGCTACGCATCCCCGCCGCGTACTTGAGCCTCAACCAGCCAAGGAGACCTTTCTCCCGCTCGGAGACGCTCAACGACTGCTCGGTAATCTCGGGCATGTTAGCTCCTAAACCCAGCAACCAGGGAGGCCAACGCCCCTCCCCTCCTTGTATTCATGCTTCCCAGTTCGGCGATTGTACCCAACGTATTCCTTCTCCAGCCACGCAGCGTCGTCCCGCTTGGTCATCCCGTGGGCCTGGCAGAGCGCCTTCTCGTGGGCGGCTGAGGTGACCTCAATCTCCTTCCCAGTAAAGGCCTTGGTGGTAAAGGGATACTCGTGCTTCACGATCCCAGAGCCCGCCCCGTGCGGGCAGAAGGGCCACTGCCCGACCCCCACTGTCTCCCCGCACTTCTCGCACTCGTAGGTTTCTTCGCTAACCCCAGTGCTCTGGAGGGGATGCCTAGCTACCTGCAGCACAATGTTCTCGCTCATCATTTCCACCACGCAGCAACAGCCTGCTCTACAAGGACCACAAGGAAGGCTACCACCGCCGGGATCACGTAGGCATAGACAGCCTGCCTGGTCTTCTTCGCTCCCTTGATCTCCCCCAAGGTCTCGATCACTTGGTCTAACTTACAATCTATCTCGGTGATGCGGTGCTCGTTTGTTTCCAGCCTCCACTCCACCAGGGATCGGTGTTGTTCCCAGCTATCCCCGTCGGACATCTTTGACCTCCTCCCAGTCCTGTTCCCTCCAGGTCTCAGGCCCGAAGTTGACTGCCTTCCGGACTAGCTTTCCCGCTCGGGTAGTCTCATACCGGATCACGTAACCCTTTCCCTTCGGCCCATCGTAGACGTCCACCCAGTAGCTGAAGCCCGAGGGGCTGGTTAGCTTGCTCCGCTTGCTTACGTCGGTTGGTTGCTTCCCTCCCGGGAGAACCTGGAAGGCCTCTCCCGCATCCTTGAACTCTTGCTCCACCAGGGCCACATGCGCGTAGGCTGTGGGATCCTCAGGGTCGGGATGAGTGTCTTCTGCTGGGGAGAAGTTGATAAGATCTTTAAGCCATTCCCACATGCTGCCTCTCCTTAAGTGAAGGGATAGAATTTTCCTGCGCCTTCGGCGTAAAGCTCGGTGATCTCGTCGGACTCCAGAACACGGGACCAGATGGCGACTTCGTCCATTAGACCAGTGATCCCAGTACTGCCGTTTGACCACGCGCCAAGCCTAAACGAACCCTGCTCAATTGATGGGGTATAGGCGTACTCTGCCAGGGTGCCCGCTACGCCATTTGTGTAGACGAGCCCGGTATTGGCTACATTGTCGTACACGTAGAGCAGGTGATACCAGACTCCGGTCGTAAGAGTCGCAGAGCGTGCGGGCAGTTCATGCGTTCCATCCGTTGGAACGAACTCCATCTTCGGCTGCCCGTTGCCGTAATACACAGTGAAGCCTGCGGTGGTGGAACCCGTCACACCTTCTCTAAGTGCGATGAGGTACTCATCGACATCGAACTTCACCCACATCGAGATGGTCATGGACTTCGCCGGGATGATCGTGTTGATTAGCCCCGGTGCGGCGAGACTTAAGCTCTCGCTATTCGCCTTCACGAACTTGGCCGCGTTGTTGTGCATCCCCGTGTCGTAGCCCACCGTGTTGTTGTCGGTGAGATGGTTGCTCCCCACCGAGTCACTCCTGGTCCCACTAGTCTCATCCAGGAGCCAGTAGCTTACCAGGCCAGTCAAAAGGGAGCTAGGCGCGCCTCCACTCTCGTAGTGAAACCACGCGGGGAAGATAGATGCGCCAGTGCCGGGCATGAGCTTAGCCTTAGGTAAAGGGGTAGAACTTGCCAGTGCCGGAGTTGTAGAGTTCAGCCACCTCAGTTGAGGTAAGCTGCCGGGACCAAAGAGCGAACTCGTCCACTGAGGTGCTCAGGACAAAATAGGGCTCAGTCGCGTTGTAGAACATGAATGGCCCACCTGGCGTACACACCGTTGGATAGGTGTTGTCTCCATAAAGATCTTTCGAGGCCCCATTGAGGTAGATCTGTAGCTTCTCGGCTGGAGTTTCTTTGCTTGCGTCAAACGCGAAGACTACGTGGGTCCATGAACCATCCACCGCGATCAGTGCGGTATCGACTGGAGCCAGGGTGAACGAGTAGATATCTTCGTACGTGCCAGTAAGTGCCGGCCACCCAGCAACGTGCAGAAAGGAGATTAGTGGCCCGTTATACCACACGTACGTGCCTTCGGCCAAAGTGGTACTAATCCAAAACGAAACTGTCCATGTGGAGGTCATCTCTTGCATGCCTCCCGCCTCCACTGGATCTCCCTGTGGATCACTGTCCGCAAGCCACGCAGCATTATCCGCCGGGAACGCGATGCAGTTTCCGTTAACCCCCGTCCCAGATGGAACTGTAGGAGTTCCTTCTCCCCACAGTGTTAGGTCCACGTCTCCCACGCTGTCTTCCCGGGTCGCACCTGCAGCTTCGCCTAGAAGGTAGTAATGAGCCAGTCCGGTCAGCAGGGTACTTTCCCCTGCCCCCTTTGGGTCAGCCCAAGCGGGGAAAAGGTTCCCCGCCCCGGAGGTCACTTAGTCCTCCTCTGGATCCGCTGGCTTGCTCCACCGGATACCGTTGATCTCCTCGGTCTCTTTCTTCTCGTACTTCTTCCCAGTCTGACCGCCGAAGAGCCCGCCCTTATTCTCAAAGACCTGCTCTACGTAGTGCACATACTTAGTCATCTACAAGCTCCATTTGTAAAAGATTTCCCACCCGCCACGCCCACAGGTTGGGCAACGCCCACAGTGGGGGCAAGGGGCAGGCGACTGCTGCCCCTGGTTAGGATAGATGATATGGTACTGGTCCTTCCGGTACTGGTCCCTCCATCCATCCCAGAATCCACTACTATCAGTCCACGTCACAGTTTCGCTCATCCTACCAACCCCGCGATTGCCATCTTGATCCGGGCTACCACCTGCGCCCGAAAAGCCTCCTCCAAGTCATCTCCGGGCTTGGTGTAGAAATTGGTCTGCGCCCGCAGCCGAGTCAGCTGGTCCGGGGTCAGCTCAATCTCCAACCCCGCCACGCTGATATTCCTCAGCTTGTTGATCATCTCCAGCAGGGTCTCCGTCCGATCCACAGGCCAGCCCAGGATCGTGTTCAGCCTCCGCACTGCCTCCCCCTCGATAATCAACCTCGGCTCACCGGGGGTGTGATTGACGAACTCCTTCAGGGTCTCCGCAATTGCTGCCTGTGGCCTATCCGGCCGCCGCTCCGCGTACTTTTGGTAAACCTCATCCGGGATCTGAATGTTAACCAGCATCCTCTTCCTCCTAAACCTAACTTACCATTGTAGAGCGCTAACGCCCTAGCTGTCAAGGGTTGGATAGAAGTCCTCAATTTTCTGCCCAACCGCCATGCTTCCCGCCATCTGCCAAACCTGCTTAGGCTTAGCCTTTGGCTCGGACGCCTTCTGGGCGTCCCGTCTCCTCTCATCCGCCATGTTGACCACGTCGTCCTGGTGGGCAATGTAGAGGCCAATGCCCAGGGCCATCAACCTATCGTCATGATAGCCATCAAAGGCCTCCACCCGAACCTGCCCAGAGGGTTTCTTCACCTTCACGAAACTCCCCATCTCCTCGATCAGCTGGGGGGAGTTGATCTGCACCTGCTCCTTCTTTAGGTACTCCAGCAGCACGTTTGTCAAAAGGGGCCGGGTTGCGGCGGTAGTCCACCAGCCGTAGACCTGCCGGGTCTGCCCCAGGGTCCCGTGGGCCACCTCGGAGATGTACAAGTTGCTGTAGCCCATCTGCTCCAGGACCATCAGGGTGGTGGTCCCCGGACTGCCGGGGTTCGCTTCCACCGCCATCAGGGCGTCCAGGTCCGCGTCCTTGTCCCGGTAGATCCGCCCGATCACCCCGGCAACGACCGCCAGGTCGCCCGGGGAAAGGTCCCCGCACCACTCCGCCACCTGCTCATCCACGCTGCTCTTGTCCCCGACCCGCACCACCTCGATCGCTGCGTTGTCCGCGTCCAGCCCGTGGGAGGCGTCCACGCTAACTACGTAGTACTTCCCCCGCTTTGGCATCTCCCAGATCACCAGCTTGTTGGTCCACTTGGTGGGATCCTCGCTCTTGATGTACTCGTCCGCATCCAGCTTGACCAGCTTCCTCTTAGCGATGTCAATCTCCGCTACCACTAGGGGCACCCGGACCTTATCCCGCAGGCGACTCCTCAGCTCCAGGGTAAAGGCGCTCTTCACCCCGGTTTGGAAGGCCTCCTCCACGGTGGAGGGGTACTCCTGGTAGAACTTCTCCAGCTCCCCCTTCGCCTCCAAGTTTCTCCTGGTGTACTGGTAGTAGGTTAGCTGCTCCTTGTCCAGCTCCAGCCCGGTCTCCTGCTTGACCCTCTTGGCCATGTCCAGGGTGTGGGGCAGGAACTCCACCCCTTCGGAGCGGAGTCGGTAACTGGGCCTCAGGTACCAGGCTGCGAAGACCGCCCGCCAGTTAGTCTTCTTCTGCCACGCCGCCATGAAGTGCTCGTAGTACCAGTTCCCCTTGGCCCCGGCGCCGGTCGACTCGAAGAGCGCCACGGTGTGGTGCTTCTTGCTGGAGTCAAAAGCGGGGATCAAGTCCTCGTCAATGGCGGAGGGGAACTCCCAGGTGCTCAGCTCGGTGAGGTGGACCACGTCCAGGGTCATCCCCTGGCCGAGGGTGTTCTTCTGGTTCCCCGCGCCCACCAGTACATCGCTATCCAGGTCGGTAAAGTGGAGGTGGGTGCCCTTCACCCGGCCGTCGATGGCGGGGCGGAACCATGGGGGCATGTTGTCGTAGATCCTGGTAAGGGTGTAGAAGAGCGTGTTCAGGCTCGTATCCGGGTGGTCCGAGGCAATCAGCCCCTGGGTGTTCGGGTTCAGGAAGATGAAGTGGGCAACGATCGCCTCGCCGATGACGGTCCCGCCAACCTGCCGGCTCTTCAGCAGCACCACGGGAATCTTGCAGCTCCCGTACCCTTCCTGCCGCCGCTCTTCCTCTGCCAGCACCTTCAGGATCTTCTCCTGGCTAGGCCAGGGGATGATCGGCTCCAGCTTCTTCTGCTCAGTCAAAATCAAGCAGAAGCGGGTGAGGAAGAACCTAAAGTCAATCTGGGCCAGTAGCCGGCAGGAGGTGATGAACTGGTACTCCTCCTCATCCACCGGAGCGATCGGCCGTCCGTCCTTGTCGAACTTGGCCTTCAACCGCAAGGCCATCTCTTGGACCTCGGGGTAGGTCCAGTAGGGCAACGCTACCCCGAGCGTGTTCTCCAGCTTGATCCGAGCTGCCTCGGTCAGTCCGGGGTCGTACAAAGCTCCTCCTTGGTTGGGCAGTTGCAGTAGTCCCTCAGGCCGGAGCCGTCGGGTTTGTAAAGCTCGCTTTCCGGCTTGCGCCCGCAGGCCAGAACGGTCCAGCCTAGAACCACCGGCTCCTTCTTGTACCCCTCCACATAAACCTCCACCTGGTGCTCACCTGGCCCCACCCTTGTTAGGTGTAGCTGGACCTCGGTGCCGTAGAGCCTGCGGATGGCGGCCCCGTCATTTACCACCACGATCACTTCCTGCGCGGGGAGGTTGTAGAGGCTGATGAAGATGTCTACCGGAACGGTCTCCGCCTTCTCCGGGAGGCAGATCTGCTGCGCCTGCCCCAGCCTTACGTACACAAAAGGGGCTTTGCTGCGGCTATCCCAGCCCCGCGTGTTCGCGTTGACCGGATGGAAGACCCAGGGATGACACCCACTGAGCCCCAACATCCCTAGGGCGAGGAGGAACCTTAGGACTAATGACCTTCTCAAAACATCCCCTCCGGTACCGCCTTGACCAGCTTCCCTTCCTTATCAAAGAGGAAGCCAACGATCAGTCCACTCTCGCACTTGACATGCCAGAGAGCTATCTGCCCCTTCCCCGGGGCAAAGCCGGTCTCCACGTAAAGCTCCTCGAAGGTGCTGCACTGCGCCTCTGGATGCTTCGCCATCTCCGCCGCGATAATGGCCTTTCTAAAGTCGCTCCCCCTCAGGTCAGGCAGGAAGGGGCTGTACGCTCTCGCCGCCACCAACGCACCGCCCGTCAGCAAAACGCCCACAAGTGCACCAGACAGGAACTTGATCATCGGTAATTCTCCTTAAGGGAAGCTTTCGGCTTCCTGTTTTCGCGGCCAAACCAGTGCGAGCCGATCTGGGTCAGGCCTTCAAGCGAGGATGCCCAGCTGGGGGCGTCGCCTGCAAAGTAGTGCGTAAACTGACTCCGCGCTCGCCGCGGGTCAAGGATCTTCTCAGCATAGCTGATGTACTGCTGCCACTCCGGGTGGGCCGGGCCAAACTCCATGATCTCCCGGTAGGCCCTGCTTCCTGGGTTCATCGGGGAGTACTGGTAGCGCCCATTCCGATTCTGCTGGATGACTTCCTCTGGGGTGGCCGGGTAGCCCCTCAGCCCAGTCCGGTTGAGGATCGTGTCGCCCATCGCCAGGGCTTCCTGCTCCGTGAGGTTCTCTCGGTTCTCCCCCCGCAGCAGCCGAGCAATCAGCTCCGCCCTGGGGTTGGTAAGTGTCGCCGGTGCGCTACTCATTCACCACCTCCGCCTCTACCACTTCCCGCACGGGCGTGTAGAGGATCTCATCCGCAGCCTTACTCAGCCGGTTCAGCAGGTCCGCGTTCCCCGCGTTCACCTGCACGGCCTGGTTGACGTTCACAATCGGCCCGCCGCCCTTCTTGGGCAGCATCTCGCTCATCTCCAGGACCTTCTGGACAGCGAACTCCTTGTGGTCCGAAGAAACCCGGGTCTTCCCCGTTCCATGGCACCGGGGGCATACAGCGTTGAGGGTCTTGCCCCCTGCCCTGCCACTTACTCTGCCCACTCCAAAACAAATCTCGCACTGGCTCTCCTCATCCATCGCGTGGCGCATGATATCTCTCATGAGGTTCGGCATCTGCTTGTAGAGACCGAGAACGGTCTCCATCTTCTTGAGGGCGAGGGCTCCCTTCGCGTAGGTGTCTAGGACCCCCACCACATCCGCACCCGCTTCGGCAACTGCTCTTGCGAGCGAGAAGTTAGGGTTAGCAACCAGAATAGCGGCGACCTCTTTGACGGCACGGTTCGCGGTGCCTGAAGCCTCAAGCTTTTCGATGATATCCTCTCTTCCATCGCTAAGCTCATTTTCCAGCTTCCGCGCTAAGCTGCTCGCGGTCGACTTCTGCACTCCGCTCAGGCGCCGCACTACTATCTGTCCCGCCTTCCCCTTCCTGCTCCTCTTCACCACGTCGTCCCTCAGCATTTCCGGCAGCTCCTCTGCCTTCACCCCGTTGTTCCGCAGCACCTTGTTCAGTGCTCTCCGCTCCTTCAGGCCCAACGGGGAAGTCCCAGCTTCCGTAGCTTCGCCACTCGTCAACAGCTTGGGCGACTCTTCCACTTGGGAGTCCGTCCGGCTGGTCTCCTTCTTTCCATCCAGTGCCATCTCGCTTGACTGCGTGGGGGTAGGTTCCTTCTGGCAATCCATACTTTGCTCTCAGCTCCTCATCCACTTCGTTTTGGAAGATGAAATCTTCGTCGGTTTCGAGAATCTCCCCTTCCTCGGTCCCGGTCCGCGTGTTAATCCCCTTGGCGTTGAGGTAGAGTTCGAAAAGCTCCACCAGGCGCTCAAGGGCGGCGGTTGCACGGTCAGGTTTTCTGCTAAAAAGGCCCATTTTTGGGTCATCCTCCGCGTAAAGTGCTGGTCAGGAGGGCTTTCGGCGGGGAGGATTGGGGAGGAGGGTTCGCCTCTGGCCCTCCCAACCAGCGACAAGAGTGAGAGTAACACCGGAAAGGGGAGAAGTCAAGGGGGAAGGAGAGGAGGGAGGCGGGGTGCCTACTTTTCCGTGCCTGTAAGTGAACTTAAAGTGGGCTCGGGTAAGTTTAATTAATGGAAGGGGTTGCGACGGACAGGTATGTTTTTGAACCATACTTGTCCCTCGTAACTTATTGATTCTTTAGTCACTTTAAGTTTTCAAAACCCCTGGGACAAGTACCTTTTTAATATATATGAATAGGTAACCTGTCCGTCCGGGCGGGAGAGATTAAATTGGCAGAGGCCAGAGCGTACTTTCCTCCCCTTTCCTCTCCTTGGTGGCCCGTCCGGCTTGGGGGCGGGGCAGTTTGGGCCCCGCCTAAGGCGTGGGAGGGTGGGAGCCCTGCTAAATTAAGGGACTTTTGCTGGGCTGGGGACCCCCTGCGGGGCCTCTTAAGTGACTGAAAAGAAAAAATTTAAAAAATACGTAGACGCAGGTCCCACCCCCTACCCCCTCCCCTTGAAAGCGGCTCGAGGACAAC